ACCTGGGCTGCTGACTGGTTCTCGAATTTTGGCGATGTCTTCTCGACGTTGTCAAGAGTGACTGGTGAGCAGCTTGTTGTGCTGTATGGGTACATGATGGAACATACCATCGTTAAAGATACTCATACAAAGAAGAATCCGAATGATGTTTATGTCGGAACTTCTTCCGGCGTCGGATCTTTTGATCTCATAACTGAGACTAAGATGCGTCGTCGGGCCAACCCTTTTGGTTTTGGACTTTCCTGGTCCGGCTTGTCACCGTACCAGTTGTCCGTTCTTGCAGCTTTGGGTATTACCCGAGGTAGCAAGAAGGGTAGTTGACTGCGTCAATTGCCAAATGGAGGTCGAGAACCGACCTCTAGGAGTGATGCCTATGGCACTAACCGATCCACAAACCGTCACCATTTCGGGGACAACGACTTCGCTCCCACGCGTAAGCGTGGATGAGACGGAGTCGGAATACCTGAGTGCTGACGGCCTGATCAAGCTTCTCGCGTCCCATTCCTATGGGAAGAGGACGCGTCGCTTGGTCCGGATCGACCATGCGAAGATGACGACTGACCCCTTTAGGCCAGCAGATAACGTCAAGGTCGGAATGGCCGTTTACACGGTCTTCGACCTGCCGCCTGCTGGCTATACGGGGGCAGAAGCCTTGGCCGTTTGGACGGGCTTTAACACCCAGCTAACGGCCGCTTCGAATGCGGTCGTCACCAAGATTCTTGGTGGCGAGTCGTAGTGGCGAGAATGATGGTCCGTCGGAGGACAACTCCGGGCTGGAAGGTCCGGAAGTGTCACCGGTGGTCCACCGTTCTGAACATCCTCGGTCAGATGATGGAGCGGAAGTCACGGTTCACCTAAAGGTCGGCTATAAAACCGTCCTCTTGGTAGTCGTGGTTTTCGACTTCATTCATCTGTCCTTGAGGGAGCTGGTTAACTCTAGTTTCGTCGAGCAACTGCTCGTCGGACTTGGAGTCAGCTTGTCGTAAGACATGTTCGTGTCTCGCAAGAGACATTGCTCCATGGTGTCTTGCCGTAAAGGCAATCCTACAACAACGACTCGGGGAACCCCTCGAGAAAGGATGTACCAGTAAAATGGCACTACCAACCTCTAGGGAATACGTTCCCAGAGCACTGAGGGAAGCCATGAGGGCAGTTCGGTTGGCTAACGCCGCCGAAGTTGCCTCAAATGGCTACTCTTCGTTCCGCTATATCATCACCAACCACGTACATGAGGCGTTGGAGGTGGATCGCGAGATCCACATCCTTGACGCCCTGTACGGGGAAGTGATTGACGTGGCGGAGTTGCTGAAAAGGATGCCGGAGGACCTGCGAAAGCGTGTCCTCTACGGCTAGACCTTAGTTGCGAGTGACTAAAAGCGGACTTTAGATGGTGCACCCCCTCCGTGACCCACTTACCCCTACCCCGGATTTGAACCGGGATGGGGTGGTGGGTAGAGGGAGTGTTCATCTGAGTGCGACTTGATGTCGCTTCAGTCCATAGGCTATGGATCCTGAATCTCCTATAGAGGAGGTTACCCTTGTTAAAACAGGGACAGGTGAAAAGCCTGATGTCACTCTGGTCCATGTTGGCCGAGGAATCGGCCGACAGATGTTGCACTAGCGCCATACGCGACATTAATACCGTCGCGTGTCGTGTCGAACATGAGGG